ACGTTTAGGTGTGCCAATAACTGAATTAGCGATAACGCTTAATAGAATTTCTAAAATCAAAAGAAAACCAGCTACACTTAAGTTAGGTGGTGAAACAGAACATTACTTACAAACAAGTATGTATGGTTATAGCATTATCGATATCTCACACGCTGTTCGTAGAGCTATGGCGATTAACTCTGAAATTAAATCTTGGGGTTTGAAATATATTACACAATATTCTGAAATTGCAAAACCTAACCGTGTATACGTACCAGGTGATAAAATTAACACAACATGGTCTGACAAAAAAAACAAATACGCATTTAACAACGATAATGGTGATTGGTATAAAATAACAACTAAAAATCCGTTGAAAGAAGGTTACACAATTAAAAGTGGTGCATATATTGTTCAACGTTATTTATGTGATGACCTTTGGGAAACTGAGCAAATTGATTATATCTATAACCAAGCTAGTTTCCTTATTGCAAAAATGTTACCAACTACATTTCAACGTTCATCCACGATGGGTACCGCTGGTCAATGGAAACTTATCATGGCGGCATGGTCTTACGAAAACGGTTTGGCTATTCCAGAAACACAAACCAAAAGAGATTTTACAGGTGGTTTGTCACGTTTATTAGAAGTAGGGTTTGCCAAAAATGTTTACAAATTAGATTACGCAGCTTTGTACCCTAAAACACAGTTAACACACGGAATATTCCCAGATTTGGATATTAGCGGTGTAATGGCTGGAATGCTTACCTACGTTGTTGATAGTCGTGATGAATTCAAATTCAAAACTGGTATTGAAAAGAAAAAAGCTAAAAAGTTACAAGAGCAATTAGATGCTAATAAAGACAACATGTCTACAGCTGAAATAGAAGCTCTTAAAAAACAAATATCGGAGCACAAAGCTTTGGCTAGTTTATACGATAAAAAACAATTACCACTTAAAATACTTGCTAACTCATGGTTTGGTTCGTATGGTGCGCCATACATTTTTAACTGGGGTGATACTGATTCGGCCGAAGAAACAACATGTCGTGGCCGTCAATACTTACGTCTTATGGTTAGACACTTTACTGAAAAACATGGTTTCCGCGCGCTAGTAGGTGATTCAGTAACATTTGATACACCTGTTTATGTCAGATATAAATCACAAAAAAATTATATCGATGTTTTACCTATATGTGATTTGTTTAATGAAAATTCAGAATTTTTAGATGCAGATAAATTTAGAGATTTTGAAGAAAAACCATTTGAAGTTTTAACACGTAATGGTTGGAAGGATATAAAGTATGTCTATAGACATGGAACAGATAAAAACATTCATAGAATAACAACTAAAGATAGGTTAATAAATGTTACTGAAGACCATTCGTTATTTCAAAATGGTAAAGAAGTTAAACCATCAGAACTTAAAAGATTTGATAGTATAGACACATACGAAATACCGAAAAACAATGTTGCTACTGGTTTAAATGTTAATAAAGCTTATTTGTGTGGTTTTTTCTTAGGTGATGGTTCAGCTAATTGTTCAGGTAGAACACAAAAATATAAATCTATAAAAACTGGTGAAGTACATATAAATAAAGGTAAAAGAAGTGATTGGAAAATCTCTAATTCAAGAATTGATTTATTGGAAAAATTACAGACTATACTTAAAGATGAATACGCTATTGATGGGGTGATAAAAAATAATATGAAATCAAGTGGTGTTTATAATTTAATCGTCCATAATGTTGATTTTGCTAATAATTTTTGTGAACATTTTTACACATCATATAGAGAAAAGAAAATACCATATATGATATTAAACGCGTCTGAAGAAACTAAAAAAGCGTTTATTGAAGGTGTTTTTGCTTCAGATGGTTATGGTGATACTATAGAGGATTGTTCGGATATTGGTATGAAGTCACAAATAGCTATGGCTGGTATTGCTTTATTACTTAAAGAATTAAATATTGAATATAAGATTAAAACAAGGTCTGATAAACAAAATTTTATTTCATTTTCATTAAAAAATAGAAATAGAAATAACTCTTCATTTACAGATAAAACAAAAAAGAAAACTAATGAAGTTTGGAAAAACGAAATTATTTTGAATAAAGATAAAAATGATTTCGTTTATGATATTTCAACAGAAGATGGTACTTTTATTTGTGGGATAAACGGTATTATAGCTCATAATACCGATGGTTTCAACTTCGCAGCACCAGAAAACCTAAACGATATCAAGTATGTTGCTAAAGGTAGTCACTGGAAAACTAGTGATGATGGTGGTAAAGAACTTATTGGTATTGATGCTGTTCTGGCTGAGTTTAACGAAACTTACATGGAAGGTCGTATGGGGTTAGACCTAGATGATGTTTGTAGCTCTACAATAAACTTCGCTAGAAAGAACTACGCGAACGATATAGGTGGTAAAATTAAACTTGTGGGTAACTCAGTTAAATCTAAAAAGATGTCCGTTTATATCGAAGATTTTTTGGGTAAAGCGATTCGTATGTTATTGGATGGTGATGGTTATTCATTTATTAATTATTACTATGAATATGTTGATAAGATTTATAATTATCAAATTCCATTGGTTAAAATTGCATCAAAAGCTAAAGTTAAATTATCTATGCCAGAGTACAAGAAAAAAGCTACCATGAAGAACAAAGCTGGTAACCCTATGCCAAAACAAGCGCATATGGAATTAGCGATGAGAGAAGGGTTAGATTTGAATTTAGGTGATGTATTGTATTACATAAACACTGGTACTTCTAAATCTCAAGGTGATTTGAAAACTGTTTACCATAATAAAATGACAAATAAACAACTTGAAAAATGGTATAGTGCTAATGGTTTTGAAAATCATCCACCAGAGGTAACTAAAGAAGTTCAGTTAAACTGTAAACTTATAGACCCAGCAACTGTTGAGCGTGATTTTGAAGCTGTTAAAGAATTAGAGATGCTTAAAAAAGCCATAGCTTCATTAGAGAAAGGTGATTCAAATATTGCTGATATGGAAGAAAGAATATCTCAAATTGAAGAAGAGTTATTTACTGATGAATATAACGTTGCTAGATATTTGGAGGCGTTTAATAAAAAGGTTAGACCATTGTTGGTTTGTTTTGACCCTGAGATTCGATACAACATTCTTTTGGATATTGTTAAGGTTAAAGATAAAGAAACTAAAAAAACATACGAGAAATTAAAAGACAGAATGGTGTTTACAAAATCTCAATGCAGTTTAGTTTCTGGTAAACCATTTAAAGATACTGACCAAGACTCTTACAAAGACCTTATGATTATGGAAGACAAAGAAATTAAATTCTGGGAAAGAGTTGATAAATTACCAAACAACATGACACAAGAAGAATGGGACGTACTTAGAAGTGATTACCACGAGAGAATGCGTGTTGCAAAGGAAGAAGGTTTAAAAGATGAAAAAGAAAGGTTAGAACATGTTTTTAAACACTTAGAAGCTGATGATTATGAAAAACTACTTAAAGATGGTTTGATACCTATAGATGTTTTGGTTATTTGTAATATTGATGAAGAAACCGAAATGTTTTATTCTAGAAAATGGGATGAACCTTTACGACCAGTTAAAGATATCATGGATTATAGAAAACAAGCCATCGAAAGAGATTTATTCTACAAAGAAAAATCTTTGGAAAATGATGATGATAGATATGAATTATGGTTAGATTATTTAGCTGAACATAAACATCTTAGTGGTGATACATTTAATTATGGTGTAGAAAACACTACACCTGATATTAAAGATATGGCTGAGAAATTTAACGAAAAAGCTAAAGAGTTTTTGGTTGAAGTGAAAGAGGTTAAAAAGAAACGTGTTTATTCTGAAAATGAAGACGATGATGAAGAATTGGAAGAGGATGGAGATGGTAACATAATCAGAACTGATGAAGATTTATTGTTGGATGATGAATATGACGATACATATGGTGAAATGCCAGATGGTTATGTAATTAGTGACCCAATAAAGGTTAACGCTGACGAATTAGCTATTGTAAATGGTATGGATAAAGAAGCTGATTCACAAAAAAAAGAACCAGAAGAAGATTGGGGTTTCTAGAAATAAATAAGGGGCATTAGCCCCTTTTTATTTTAATATACCCAGAACCCTAATGGTCTGTATTTCATTGAAGTATTTAAATCTGTAGCTTCTTTGGCACCTCTTTCTAATTGTGATGTTGATGATAATCTAAGTAATCTAGCATCAAGTCTTTCCAAAACAGCTTTTCTTTCTTCATTACCTTCACTAATAAGGGTTTCGTAATCCATTGTTCTTTCAGCTTCAGGTGGACCTACTATACCACCAAATTTACCTCTTGTTCTTCCTAAAGCTCTTTTAGCTTCAGCGATAAATAACTGACGTATAAGGGTTTTTGTTGGTTCGTTAAAATCAGCATAATCTAATTTTGACAACGGAACTTGGTTTGGCATTTTAATGATGTCTGGGTTATCTTGAAGACATTGGTCAATATTTTCAGGTGTTGTATCATAATAGTGGTACCAAACTTGACAACCAGTCATGTTGATTGAACTACCGACACCACCAATACCTTGTCCAAATGATAATTTAGAACCAGGCGTACTCATCAAATGCAACAGCTTAGTTCCAGCTGGACCAGCAGTAATCTTATAAACCAACTCACTCCTAATTATACGATTTTTAAGATTCATATCAGCAGCTGTTAACAATATGTCAAATGCTGGTGCTACATAATAACCCATTCTACCATTAGGACCACCAGTACCTACGCCACCACCTACTTGTGAAAATCCACCACCAAAACCATAATCAATACCACCATAGTTAGCCAATAAAGCTTGGCTGGTTGCTGGTGGTGTTATCCAAAGAACTTCATTGATTTCACGACCAGCTGGAATTTGATAAACTTGTCTCCCAGATTCTATTAAAACGTAGTCTTTTTTAAGTTCCCATGGACCTCTAGTTTGTAAACCTACTTGTTTTGAATATGCGTATGTATATTGTGTTGCTAAATCTAAACTTCTAACACTCAAAGCAAAAGCCATATCAGTAGTATCAATACTTTGACCTAACAATGATTGCCATTGATGTTCGATAAGCCATTCTTGTACATACTGTGCGTAGTCTTCAATTGATATTTCTAGAAGAGTACAAAGTTGTTCATCTTCTAATTCAATCTTACGAATAGGCGCACCAACTGAATGTCTAAATTGTCTAAATAGTTTTTCTCTTTCTTCTGTACTTACTGACATTTTTTATCTTTTCTTATAAATATAAGAATTTTTTAAATTAACCAATAAATTTTTTAGTTAATAAAAAAAAAATATACTTAAGTTGTCTTTTTATTATATATTAGATATTTATATAAAAACACATTATGGAAAATAAAAATTTAAAATTTATCGAAAAAGCTAAAAAAATACATGAAAATAAGTATGATTATTCATTAGTTGATTATAAAGATGTTAGGACCAAAGTAAAAATAATTTGCCCTATTCACGGTATGTTTGAACAAACGCCACATCACCATATTTCTAGGGGACAAGGTTGTAATAAATGTGGTTATGATAAAATTAGTGAAAATACTAGGAAAAAGGATAATATATTTATTAATGAGGCTATTTTAATACACAATAATAAATATGATTATTCTTTAGTTAATTATAAAAATGCTAAAACTAAAGTTAAAATAATTTGCCCTATTCATGGTATGTTTGAACAAACACCAGATAATCATTTAAAAGGTCAAACATGTGGTAAGTGTAATGGGTTGTTTAAAACAACTAAAGATATTCTTTTAGAAGCTAAAAAAACACATGGTGATAAATATGATTATTCATCAATACAGTTTAAAAACGTTAAAACTAAAATGAAAATAATTTGCCCTGTTCATGGTGTGTTTGAACAATTACCAAGTGCTCACATTAAATTAAAACAAGGATGTCCAAAATGTGTTGGTAGGGATAAGACTAATAATGATTTTATTTTAGAAGCTAAAAAAATACATGGTAATAAATATGACTACTCTATGGTTGATTATTTAAAATCAAAAACTAAAGTTAAAATAATTTGCCCTGTTCATGGTATGTTTAACCAGACCCCTAATATGCACTTGAGGGGCAATGGTTGCCCTATTTGTAAAGAATCAAAAGGTGAAAAAAAGATTAGGGAATATCTAGTTGAAAATAATATTTTATTTAAGCAACAACACACGTTTGTAAATTGCAAAAACATTCAAGTACTACCGTTTGATTTTTATTTACCAAACCATAATATATGTATTGAATACGACGGAATCCAACATTATAAACCTATAAACAAATTTGGCGGTGAACTAGGTTTTTTAAAAATAAAACATAACGATTCTATCAAGACAAAATTTTGTCTTGATAATAATATTAGATTAATTAGAATACCTTATTATGAAGTTATATCGGAATCACTTAATATTTTTTTAACCAAATAGCAAGCTTCTGTAATACTTTTAAAAGAAACGTTAGGGATGAATAATTGTTTTTCAATCCTAACTATTGGAACTTCTTCAGCTTTTGACGCTTCCATTATTTCTCCAACTTCTTTTTCATGTTTTTTGTCAAAAATATCTATATCGTTAAATTCGATATTTTCAGTAGTTAGAAGTTCTTTTAATTCTGCACAATATGGGCAGTTTTGCATTGTGTAAATTGTTACCATAATTAATCTAATAATTGTTCTATTAATAATTCTGTTATTTCATCTTCTGTCATCACTTTTTCACCCATAATGGTTGATATGACATTTTTTTTATTTTTTAACATCTCCCACATTCTAGAAGAAATAGTACCATCAAATAATTGATAGTAAACGTTAACATCATTTTTTTGTCCGATACGAAACGCTCTATCTTCAGCTTGTTCGTTTGAACCTGGAACCCAATCGAATGAGTTAAAAATAACCACAGTACCTTCAGTAAGGGTAATTCCAACACCAGCCGATTTAATATTCCCAACAAAAACTTTAATTTTGTCATTGTTTTGAAACGCATCAACTGACTTTTGTTTGTTAGCGGTACTCATTGGTCCGTTGTGTTTTACAGCGGCTTTACCAAAATGATTTGTTATTGTTTCAAGTTCTTCAGTAAAGCTAGTAAATATAATTACTTTACGACCCATCTCTATCGCGTTCTCGGCCATTTCAATTGTATACGGAATAGCTTGCTGTGCTATAAATTGCCTAAGCAAAATAAGTTCAACCAAGTCTTTTTGTTCTTCTCTAACTTTTTTACCAGCTTCTATCTTGGCTAACATGTACTCATCCCATAAATATTCGTATTGTGATAATTGTTTAGAATCTAACACATGATGCATGGGTGTGATGACTTTGTCTGGCATATCCAACACTTCAGTTTTAAGTCTTCTTAAAAGTATATTTTTTGTTTTAGTAGCCAACTCTTCTAGATTGCTGGCACCATCAGTTAACCATATTTGTCTTTTCTGACCATTTTTAAGCGTTCTAAAGAACTTTCTACCTTCACAGTATCTCGTAGCATAGTGTTTCCAATTTTCTGCAATAGGAGACTTTATAATCTTTAATAAATTAAAGAAATCCATTGGTCTGTTTGCAACTGGTGTTCCAGTCAATAACCAAACTTTTTGAATATTAAACTTTGTGGATAACTCTACAATTATTTTACCGCGAATACTATCGTTATTTTTCAAATAGTGAGCTTCGTCAACAATACATAAATCATACCCAGCGTTGGCTAAGTTTCTGATTGGTTCTGGCTCAACCTCACCTTCTTTTAATCTTTTGGTTGGTTTAAGACTATGAAAGTTTTTAAGAATGTCAAAATTTATTATCGTAAATTTTGCATCTTTGAATTTTTTGCCATCAATAATTGTTGTTTCATCACAAAATACGTTTATTTCACGTTGCCAATTAATTTTGGTGGCTGATGGGCACACAATCAATATCTTTTTAGCACCACTTTCCAACGCAGCAATGATTGATTGCATCGATTTACCCAAACCCATGTCGTCAGCTAGAATACAGCCGTTTCTAGACAACAAAAATTTAATACCTTCTTCTTGGTGTTGATATAGTTTTTTACCCGTATTAGCCAATACATCGTTGTATTTGGTAAAATCAACATCTATTTTGATTGGTTCGAAATATGGGTCATCAATTACTTGTGTTTTTGGGATGAAATACATTTTGGATTGTTGTTTTGTTGAAAACTTTCCATAAATGTGGTATGATTTATCTGTTTCACCCAAAATAAATTCAATAAGAACTCTTTCTGGTGTAAACGATAATTCATGTTTTTTTTGTAGTTCTTCACCCAAGTAACTAGTTATGTTTACCACTCTATTTATATATAGCGGTTCTCTATCAATGTTATCTATAATATATTTGGATTGGTTATCCGTAAGGGCCAATTTGTTGTTTTTAAGGTACTGATTTTGTAACCCTTTAATGTAAGGGTTAATGCCGTCGTAATTCTCTAATAGAGATATTGCTGAGCGTCCTTTTATGTCGTCTAAATTTATCAAATAATTAGTGGTTTAATCCTGGTTATTATATACAAATATAAGGAAAATAAAAATAAAAATCAAGGGTTTGTGGAAGAATTATTAAAACATAAATATTTATAAAATAAAACCTATGGATAACAAAAAAGTAACACCGATAACTAGAGTTAATAAATGGTTTTCTGAAGACGATTTTAACCTTGAAATTGAAATGGGTAGAGAAGCTATCGAAGGTGATGGTAATTTTACTTTAATTCTATACAGAGTTGATAGACAACTAACTGAATCTGACGATTTATATGGTGAAGCATCAGCTAATAGTATCAGATATTTCCCACCAATTGAGTTAAAAGTGATTCCAATAATGGATGAAGCTGAGAATAAATCATACAATTCCAACGGTGGTTTAAGATATTTACAAGATGGACAATTAACTTTTGGGATTTATGATGCTCAATTAAAAGAACTAGATACTGAGATTAGCTACGGTGATTATATAGGTTATCCAGTTACTGAAACAGAAATCAGATATTTCAGCGTTGTTAATGATGGAGTTAAAAATTATAATAATAAACACACTATTATGGGTTACAAAGGTGCATTTAGAACAATTATTTGTACTACAATTGAAGACTTAGAATTCCAAGGTATGTAATTTAAAAACAGATAAGATATGGGAATGCCCAAAGGTTATATGACCAACATAGATATCACACCAAGTAAAATTGGGCCAGAAAGAAGACAAGAAATTCTAGATGGTATTACCGACAAAGGTACTTTTTTACCGAGAGGTGTTTTAGAAGAAGACATGGATGAAGCGGT